CTGACGCGAGTCGCCGTCTTCTACCCAGACGAGGTTTGCCATTACGCTGCCACTGCCCCTTCATCGCCGAAGTCGTCGGTGTTGACCTTGATCTGCTTTAGAACGTCAAGCTGCTGCTGTGCGAGGCTTGAGCCAAACCCCATCCCTCCAAGGTTCACGCTAGAGAACGTGCCAGCCACTTCCGCTTGCTTGCCGGCGGCTTTCATCGCAGCCATGCGAATTTGTTCTTGGTCGGGAGGCGTCACTGCGGCAGGCGTCTGAACAACGCCAGACGTGGCCGTTGGCGTCAGTTTCTCGGCAGCAAGGTCAACGGACTGGCCGTACTTCTTTTCCTGCGAAGCCGTCAGCATCCCAGAGCTTTTGAGCGCAAAGAACTCGTCGGCAATCGCTCTCAGGTCGTCAAGACTCTTTGCATCTCCGACTGACTGAATCAGTTCGTCTGCCTGCGATGTCATGATGCGACGGTCGCGAGCCTTGGATGTGAGCGATGACAGGCGTGATTTTGTGCTCGTTGTCTTGTCAGCGATGTCTAACGAGAACTGCCTTGCGCTAGAAAGCCTCTTGTCGATAGTGTCTTTTCCGCTGGCCTCCATCGCCGAAATGTTCCTCGCCCGCTCGTCTGCAATGGTTTGCATCTGCTCTGGCGTCGCAGCAGATCCTTTCGTGTAGTCAGGTGCGGCACCGTATGCCTGCGGAGTTGTTGCAAAGTCAGACAGCCCAAGCCCTTCGACGGCAACTGCAATGCCAGTGCCGAGGTCCGTAAAGCCATTCAAAAACTTCGCAGACCACTCAGCGAAAGACGATTGCAGCTTCCCTGTGCCTTCAAGCCACGCCGCCATAAGACCCGTCATCGCGATGTCCATAGCACCGCCAAGATCGCCGCCCGAGATGGCGTCATAGATTCCGGTCATCGTCTCGGAAGCGGTTGACTTCACCTCGCCGAACGTTGTCAAGAACGCCGCGCTGAGTTCTGGCGTCTGCACGACAAGTGCTGCAATGCCTGCCGCCAACAGTCCAAGGGGGCTCAATACGGCACCAATGATGCCACCCACCATCGTGATTGCAGCACCAAGCCCTGCGAGAGCCAGGCCGCCAGCGATCACCAGAGCCGTGGTCTTCGCGAGATCCACGACCATCTTCTGATTGTTCTTAACAAAGTCCGTAATGCTGTTGGCGAGGTCTTGGATGAACGCCAACGCCGTCTGTAGGCTTGGAGCCAAAGCGGAGCCAACCTCGATAGCGGTGTCGTTGATGGCAGACCGAGCCAGACGCATCGAGCCGCCTAGGCCGGAATCCATCTCCTTGGCAGTCTTCGCCGCGACGCCGTCTACTTTTCGCAGCTTGTCGGCAAGTTCTACGACGCCGCCAGCCGTCTGCGACAACACGTTGGCGCTGGTAATGCCAAGCAGCCCGAACGCCTTCGCCATCTTGGCTGTGCGTTCTCCGACAGGCATGTCTCTTGTGACGTCATTGATCTCGTCAAGGATTTGAACAAGCGGCTTCATCTGCCCTGCGGCGTCAATGTTGGACACGCCAAACAGCTTTTGCAAAGTCTCGCCAGCACCGGCAGAGATCACAGACAGCCGCCGCAGTGCCGTGCCTGCCTCGCTGCCTTGGATGCCAACATTTCCGAGTACCCCGAGGATCGCCGTCGTATCCTCAAGCGACACGCCAAGGCTTTTCGCCACTGGGCCTGCGTACTTAAGTGACTCACCAAGCCCCTCAACGCTTGTGAACGTCGCATTGGCTGTCTCAGTGAGAACGTCAGCAGCCTTCGCAGCGTCCATAGCACCAAGACCGAACTGCCGCAGAGTCGCCGACATGATGCCAGCAGACTTCGTAGCGTCTGTGCCGGTCGCCCTGGACAGGTTCAGAACGGCACCCGTCATGTCGTTGATCTCGGTCGGACTGAAGCCAGCCCTGCCGAGTTCAGTCATCAGATTGGCAACTTCAGTGGCCGTGAATGATGTCGTGGCACCGAGTTGCCTAGCGCTTTCAGTGAGCATTGACAAAGCCGCAGCACCGGAAGGCCCGAGAGCACCAGTGACAGCGGCAGTCGCACGGATGGCATCATCAAATGACGCAAACTGCTTAACAGCCAGTCCGATAGGAGCACTGACTGCGGCACCCATCGCCGCCATTTTCACGCCAACACCAGAGATGGACCGACCGACGCTCTCGACGCTGCGGCTAATGCCGTCAAACGTCTTGAACATCGTTGACAGGCCAGCACCGACACCGAACGACCCGAGCTTTGAAAGTCGCTTATCAACGGCACCTGCCGTCGCAAAGAAAGCCTTTGCGTCAGCGCCGATCTCAACAAACACACCGCCCATCCGAATGCTGCCGGCTCTTGCCATAATCTTCTCCGGTAGCTAGGCGTGCTTGTTCCAGTTTGGCCCGAACAACCTCTGCAAGTCTTCTGTCGTGGCTTGCCGTGGCTTGGGCTTCTTGGCGTATGGGTGAAACTTAGAAGGCTCTGCTGGTGGCTTTGTGCTCGGTTTGTTGATGTTGTAGTTCTGCGAAAGCAGGCTGGCAGTATGCCACCACGCAGCCTCTAAACGGGCGTTTCGAGCGGCAACGAGTTGTCTGAAAGTCCATTCGCCTGGATGGACTCCGATGATTCCAGCGGCTTCCCAGATTGCATTCCAGACTGCATCGGGATCACTTGCTCTAGAGCCTTTTTGATTTGCGCCGTCGCCTGCTCGAAGACTGTCTCCAAGTTTTTCTGATGAGCCTCTGCCGTCAGGCTCGCCAGCGGGCGACGGCGCGGGGGGAAAAAATCGACAAGCTCGTCTTCTAACGCTTTCCCGGCCACCTCCCACACTTCGCCACGAATGGCATCCAGAAACTCATCTTTAGCCAGATTCTTCTCTGCTACTTGGTTGCACAGCACTTGATACAGCACTTCAGCCAGCACGGTCAGCTGCGTCCTGAGAATGTGGATCGTGGTGTGAAACTCCGCGACGTTGTCGATCTTGAATGGAATTGGCGAACCGTCGATCTCAATCGTCACGTTGTCACGAACACGGTTGACCGCTGACGTTGTCAGCGCAAGCCTCCACGGTCTCCCCTCATTGTCCTTAAACTCACGCATCTGCTACCTCACAAGCCTCGGGTCGGTCATCTTTCCTTCAAGCGTGAACGTCGCCACGCCATCCACCGGGTCTGTCTCACTGATGCCGGTCAGCACGGCGAGAAACGAAAACCCGGCGGCACCGCCATTGACCATGAACGTCCCGCCCGTGTGCATCTTCTGAAACGCTGTGCCGAGACCAGCGACGTCATTGAGTTCCACACTCACCGTGCATTCGTACCCAGTGCTGTATGTCGCCGCGTACCGGCTGCCGTAGGGATTGACCTCGATGGTGCGTGCCGACTCCGTCAGCGTCACGTTGCGAGCGCTGGCGATAAAGCCACCATCAAGCATGATGGAGCAGTCCTTCCCCAGCGTGATCGCCATGCGTCAGGTCGCCTCTTTGATCGACAGCGAATACGTGACGGCACCGTCGATGCTGTTGTTTTCGGTCACGCTCATGACCGTAAAGCCGGTTGGGTTGGACAGCTCAAGCGACGTGATCACGCCGTCAGCGTCGTGGCATTCGATTTCCCACGTCTTCGTGGTGAAGCCTGCCTTGAACACCCTGCGGCCTGCGCCGGTGCCGACATTGGCTCGGTTTGAGACATCAATCGTTTCGCATTCCTCGGTGAACGTCGCCGAGATAATGCCTTCGCCGAACGGAGGGGCGGAGCCGTCTTTTCCGAGCGTGATTGCCATGTGTGTTTGTTCCTATGCGTGCGTGGTGAGTTATGCCGAGACCGTCCGAGAGCCGCTGACCGTGAAGGTGGTGACGCCATCGAGCGGAGAAGCCTTGGCGATGTTCGTGCAGACGTAGGTCGCATTCCCGGTGAACGTGCCGCCAATAGTAAATGTGCCGCCGATGGAAACGCCTGGATCGTCAACGCACTCAAGCTCAACGGTCTGCTCGATGAGTGCCTTGCGAAACTTGCGGCTCGTGTCGCCAAACTTGGTGACGTCCACCTCGCTGGCGGAATGGCTGACGGTGCAGCTGCGGGCGTTCGTAACGCCCGTGATTACGACGTCCTTGCCCAACTTGATTTCGACGGTGCCTGCTGGCATTGGGTGCCCTCATGTGTGCGAGTGCCAGCGGTGCGGCTGGTTCGCTCACGGTATGGGCAGCAAGGCGCAATCTAGACCGGGTATGCCGTTACCGACCGACACTTCCGCCCGAAAACGTGCTCTTACTGATGGTGTTTTGAAAGCACGGGCGAATCTTGCTCAACGACGCTTGCAGGCCGATTTCCATATACCCACGACCACGAAGAGTACGAGAGCCTATGTAGATGGCGTTTGCCCCATACTTGCGGTTCACAACTGGCCCGACGTATGCCCCTAGAAGGCTCTTCGTAAACCGACCACGCGAGTCACGCCCCTGCTTGCCGCTTGCCAGGAACTTCTTCGGTATCGAGTGACCTCTGTAGTATTTGTGCTGGAGCGAAGCCGCCACCCAGTAGTGCTCTACGCCGCCAAACTCATGTAGTTGGTTGAGCCACGGCGACTTGCTTGGACCGATGACAACCGACCTACTGCCTTGGTCCCAATCGCTTTCGATGTCGTTCCGCAGCCACGCTCGCGGCGACCAAGTAGACACCTTGTCAGGTCGTGCAACATCCATGATCGCCCCCACGACCGGCAGTCCGTCCTTCTCCCCGTACTTCCGAAACACGGGCGTTTTTCTTGGCGTGCGACCTGTCTTTGTCGAGCCGCCGACCATGCCACGCTGCGTGCTTCGCCGCACTTGCAGTCCAGCCTTCTGCAACGCCTGGGCAGCAGCCTCGCCGATCAGCTGCTTCAGCCCGTTCTTGTTCCAGCGGAACTTCGTTCCGCCACGACGATTGGTGCCAACAAAAGCCATAGCAGCCTCCTAGGCGGTCGGCAGCGCGTTGCTCTCGAACACCCTGTAAGTCGCCGTGATGACTGCACGCCAGACGTTCCGCTCAGTCAGTGCCTCGTCAGGATTCAAGTCGATACTGACCGTCTGCGGGCTCGTCACGCCAGCCGGCCAAGTCACGGCAGAGCCGAACGAGTGGGCACGCACCTGGAGCATGACGCTGTCAGCAAGATCAAGCATGCCATCGACTTCCGCGTCAGTCGTGACGTGCCGCCCGACGAACACCGTCACGGAGTAATCGACTTGCATGTGCGTGCGACTGATTCGCGTCACGTCTGCGCTGCCAGGAATGACGAACACCCTCGGCACACTCATGGCGTCTGTGTCAATG